GCTTTCCCTAAGATGGAGCCCCATCGATGCCGCAGCCAGTTTACAGTGACGTCCACGTCAGCGCCGCGCTGACGGATATCTCCGTCGCCTACATCCAAAGCCAGGACAACTTCATCGCCGACAAAGTCTTCCCCATCGTGCCGGTGCAGCATCAGGCCGATCGGTACTTCAAGTTCTCGAAGAGTGATTTCTTCCGCGATGAGGCGCAGAAGCGCGCCGATGCGACGGAAAGCGCAGGCGGTGGCTTCAATCTGACGACGGGGACCTATTCTGCGGACGTGTGGGCGTTTCACAAGGATATCGGTGATCAGGTAAGAAGCAATGCGGACCCTGGTGTCGATATCGAGACAGTATCCACCGAGTTCTGCATGCAGCGGCTGCTGATCCGCCGCGACCGGCTGTTCGTCTCGAAGTGGCTGACGACATCCGTGTGGGGCACGGATATCACGGGCGTTTCCTCCGCGCCGGGTGCATCGCAGGTCTATCAGTGGAGCGATGCGACCAATTCCGATCCGATCGGCGACATCGCGGCGGCGAAGACGGCAGTGCTGCTGAATACCGGCATGGAGCCGAACAAGCTGACGATCAGCTACCCGGTCCTGCAAGCGCTCATCCAGCACCCGCTGATCATCGATCGCATCAAGTACACGTCGATGCCGACGGCGAAGAACGTCACGCAGACGCTGCTTGCCGAGATGTTCGGCGTCGATGAGGTGATCGTCAGCAAGGCCGTCTACAACGCCGGCATCGAAGGCGGCACCGATAGCTTCAACTGGATCATGGGCAAGGCCGCGCTGCTGTCCTACTCGCCGCCGACGCCCGCGCTGATGACGCCCGCCTCTGGCTACATCTTCTCCTGGTCCGGCTACACCGGGCTCAACGACATGGGGATCAGGACCAGCTCCTGGTACGAGCAGAAGCTGCGCGCCACGCGGGTCGAGTGCGAGATGGCGTTCGACATGGCGACCGTCGCGACGGATCTCGGGTACTTCTTCAGCAGCATCGTCGCGTAATGACCGGCGCAGAGACGATCGAGGGCTACACGCTGGCGGGCGCTGTCGTCCGCCGGCCGTACAGCACCGAAGGCAGGACCGTTCCGAAGGGGACGGTTCTCTCCGTCGAGGCGCTGAACAAGCTCTCGCATGCCATTCGCCGGCTCTGGCTGCGCGATGGCGACATCACCCCGATCTACGTGCCGCAGCATTACGCGACCGGCGGGCAGACGCATCACCTGATCCATCGCGGGGCGGGGCGCTATGACGTCGTGCTTGGCACGATGATCAACGCCGAGCCGCTGACGCGCGAGCAGGCCGAGGCGCTGATCATCCAACCCTCTTAGGAGCCCATCATGGCAGTCGTTCAGCGCTTTCGCGGCAACTATTCATTCGACGGCGCACCCAAGGCGCACCCGCTAGCTGGCCTGACGGCCTTCGCTGGCGGTGGGCAGACGGGTGCGCTGCAACTGACCGGCGATATGGCGGAGGTGACGACCGTTGCGACCGCTGCGGACAGCGTCAAGCTGCCGCCAGCGCTGGCCGGGCGGACATACTATCTCGTCAATGCCGCTGCTTCGAACAGCATGCAGGTTTTCGGCAACGGCACCGACACGATCAACGGCGTTGCGACCGCGACGGGCGTCGCGCAGGCTGCTGGCAAGTCCGCGACCTATTTCTGCTGCGCCGCTGGCAACTGGTATCGCGTGCTGAGCGCCTGATGGCCTGGACGTACGACTCCTCTGAACTTGCGACCAACCCGGTCATGCAACTGCGGTTGCTGATCGGGGACACGCTGCCGCGCGATCCGCAGTTCCAGGATGCCGAACTGGAGTTCATGCTGTCGCAGCGCTCGACCATCTACGGTGCGGCAGCGAACGCCTGCCGGGCGCTGTCGACGCAGATGAGCCGCCAAGCCGACAGCACGGATGGCAACACCCGCGTCCTCTACTCCTCCCGTGCGCGCGCCTATGCGGCGGCGGCGCTGCGCTACGAGCAGGAGGCGATGGTCCGGTCCGCCGGCATGCCCTACAGCGGGCACCTGACGACGGCGGACTACTGGACGATGCTGAACGATCCCGATCGGATCGCGGGGCAGTTCAACATTGGCATGACGGACGATCTGCGGCTGGGCCGGCAAGTCACGGAGCCCGACGACGTAGGCGGATCGGCCCCATGAGCGGCACGCGCGCGTTCCTGGACTTCGATACCAACGGCGTTGCGTTCAAAGCGGTCGGGCGGCTGCAAGGGGACTTCCAGGCGGGTGCACGCAAGATGCGCGACCGGATGTCCGACATCCTGACCAATGAGGGCGAGATTATCGCCGAGCTTGCCCGTGCGCGCATCGCGGAGATGTTCAAAAATCCCGCACGCATGCAGGCGGCGATCCAACCGGAAACAGTAGAGAGCGTCGGCCGCTCCGGTGCGGTCGTGATGATGAGCGTCACGGCAACCGGCCTGCCCTACCTGCGCATCCACGAGTACGGCGGCGTCGTCATGACGCCGGAGATTTTCCCCAGGAACGTCCAGGCGCTGCACTGGATGGACCCGCGCTCGGCGCAGTTCAAGATGGGCAGCACGGCGGCCACGAGCGACGTCTTCGTCAAGCCCGGCCCGACCCGCGCGCACCCGACGCGCCTGCCGGAGCGCTCATACCTGCGCTACGCGGTGGCGCAGCGGCGCGAGGCCATCCGCACTGCGTTCGCTGAAGCCGCTGCGGCCAGCCTGCGCCCGAGCCGCTGATGCCGACGCGCGAAGAGGTCATGAGCGCCCTGTTCGCCCGGCTCCAGGACATCCCTGGCATTGTAACGACGTCGCGCCGCATGACGCTGCCCGGCGCGGTCGCTCCGCTCGATCAGCCCCGCCTGATGCTGTGGGAGCAGCCCGAGATCGCGCGCAACATGACCGGCCTGCCGGATCTGCGCGTGTGGGAAGCCTGGGTGGTCATCGTCTTCACCAACCAGGACCAGGATGTTGCAGGCGCGACAATCGTCAATCCAATGGTCGAAGCGGTGGAAGCCGCGCTCGCGGTCGATGATTTCGCGCACAATACCTGCACACTCGGCGGGCTGGTGCACTATGCTCGGATCGAGGGGATCGTCGTCAAAGAGACGGGTGATACCGACAGCAACGGTCTTGGTGGCGCTGTCATCCCGATCAAGATCATGCCGCCTTAGCAAAGGAGTATAGACCATGCAGTTCGGTTTCGGATCGGGCATCCTCTACGCAACCCGCACGGACATCGCGGATCAGACGCCGGTTCGCTTCGGCGCGTTCCAGGACCTCCAGCTCGACTTCTCCGGCGAAACGAAGGAGCTGTTCGGGCAGAACCAGTTCGCGCTCGATGTCGCCCGCGGCAAGGTCAAGATCGAGGGCAAGGCGAAGTTCGCGCAGATTTCCGCTGTCGTGATGAACGCGGTGTTCTTTGGCGGCACGGTCAACACCGGCCAGACGCTCAGCATCTACGGCGAGGCCGATAGCGTCCCCGGCTCATCGACCTACACAATCACGGTGGCGCACAGCGCCGACTACGTCGATGACCTCGGCGTCTATGACGCAACGACGGGTGCGCGCTTCACGCTCGTTGCGTCCTCCCCGGCGGCGGGGCAGTACGCCGTCAACACGGGAACCGGCGTCTACACGTTCGCTTCGGCCGACGCAGGCAAGGCCGTGCTGATCGATTACACCTACACAGCGACCTCCGGCTGGACGATGTCGTCGGGCAACCCGCTGATGGGCAACACGCCGCGCTTCTCCTGCGCGTTCACGCAGACCTACGGCGGCAACAACACCACAATCCTGATGCCCAACTGCGTCGCCTCGAAGTACAGCCTGCCGACCAAGCTGGATGATTACGTGATCGAGGAGTTCGACTTTCAGGCGTTCGCGCCCTCCGGCGGCGGCAGCCCGATCACCATCTCGACCACGGGTGCTGCATGAGCAGCGAGCAAGTCCCCGTCGTCATCGGCGGCGTCACCTATCTGCTGGCGCCGATGCCGTTCTTCTGCCTGGAGCGCGCATGGCCGCACATTCAGGAGATGGCCGGCCTGCAAGGCGATTTCGTCGCGCAGACGCGTGCCGCGCTCGGGATCATCGCCGCCGCGCTGGCGCTCGATGACAACCCGCCGAGCGCCGACGATCTCGCCCGGGGCCTCAAGGGCAGCGAAATCGTCGCGATGCACGAAGCCTGCACCGCGCTTCTGAGCGTATCGGGGCTGAGCGGAGCTGCCCCGGCGGGGGAAGCCTCGGCGACGAGCCCAGCGGGGCACCTGAATGGGCTCGGCTCGTCGCTGAACTGACGGCCTACGGCATCGAAGGGGGATCGTGGGATGCGGTCGAGCGGCGCATCACGATCCCCCGCTATCTCGCGCTGCGCCGGCACTGGCGCCAGCACCCCCGGCCCGAGTGGCTGATCGCGGCCTATCTCAAGTTCAAGCCGATCCCAGAGACGTCTGAGGCGCGGCCGGTGCGCGCCGCGCAGCCGCCGCCCAAGCAGGGCCGCATGCGCGCGGTGCCGCCGCCGACCGGCCAGCTCCAGCAGTTGTTCACTTCTCTGGGCGGCAAGCCCGGCAAGACGGTGGTGATGCCCCTATGAGCGGATCGAACGGCGACAACGTCAAAGTCACCATCACAGGCGATGCGTCGAGCTTCTCTGATGCCGCCGAACAAGCATCGAAAGCAGCCGCTGATCTCGCCTCGGGGCTGAGCGACAGCGCGGGCAAAGCATCGGAGGCGATGCAGCGCTATGAGCAGGGCCGGCAGAACCTCGATGCGTTCCGCCAAGCGCTCCAGGCCGCCGGCAACGATCTGCGCAAGATCGACACGACCGCGCTCCAGAGCAGCTACAACGGCATGGCGACGGCGATCGCCAATGCGATAGCGGCGCAGGACACGCTCGCCGACAAGATGGCGCGCGCGGGCATCGCGTTCCGCTCACAGGTGCCGAACTACCAAGCCGTCATCGACGCGACGATGGGCATGGCGCAGGCATCCAGGTCAGCGCAGGACAGCGCGGAGACGTTCCAGCGCGCGCTCAATCCGACGCCGCTGCAACAGCTTCGGACGCTGATGGCCGAGGAAGTGCCCGCAGCAGGCGCTGTGACGGTGCGGACACTCCAGCAGAACATCGATGCAGCCAACGGCGTCGGAGCGGCCTTCAAGAGCGCGTCCGAGAGCGCGGCGGTGTTCAGCAAGGGGCTCGACCCGACGCCACTGGCGCGGATGCGCGATTTGATGCAGCGCGATGTGCCCGCAGCGGGTGCGGCGACATTCCGTTCGCTTCAGGAGAACATCGACGCCGCGAACGGCATTGGTCGGTCGTTCAATTCCGCCGCCGCCAGTGCAGACGTGTTCACGCGTGAGATCAACCGCATCCCGCTCGCGCAGCTTCGTGCCACGCTGACATCGACCGCCTCGGCTGGCTCGCTGACGACAAGCTCGCTGCGAGAGAACATCGACGCGGCCAACGGGATCGGGCGGGCCTTCAAATCCGCCGAGGAAAGCGCGCGGACGTTCAGTGCCGCGCTCGACCCGAGCCCCTTGCAGCGCCTGCGCGGCCTGATGGCCGACGATGTGCCGGCGGCGGCAGGCCATGCGGGCGTCGGCATCGCCGGGGTGACGCGCGAGATCGTCGTGCTCGGGCACGAGGCGATGACGGGGCAGTTCTCCCGCATCCCTGGCTCGCTCATGGTGCTGGCCGAGCGCTCCGGCTCGCTGATGAGCAAGCTCGGCGAGTTGGCCACGCAACTGAGCACGACCGCCTGGGGCAGCATCGCCGGCTTCACCGCCCTGGCCGGCGCCATCGGGTTGGTGACGATGCGCGCGATCGAGGCGGCCAACGCGGTGCGCGAAGTCGGCAACGCCGCAGCCTTCATGGGGCACAACGTCCAGCAAGCGGTAAGCGATCTCCGTGAGGCGCGCTTCCGCCTGGGCGACCTGGGTGTGCCCTCCTCTGACATCGACAAGGCGTCAGCCGCTGTTCAGCGCCTGTCCGGTGCGACGCCAGAACTGCGGCGCAACTTCGTTGATCTGCTCCCGGCTCTGCGCGGGGCGTTCCACAACGAGGACGTCGAGAAGTACTTCGGCGCGGTCGTGCAGGCTGCGCAGGGCGGCGCATCTGGTGTCCGGCGCTATCTTCAGGACGCCGATTTACTGACGGAGGCCAACAGTCGGGGCCTCGCGGACGCCGAGGCGCAGAACGACCGCCTCGCGGCGATGCAGATCCTGGTGAGCGCCTTGCAGGGGCGGCTCAAGGTCTACAATGACGAACTCCTGCGGCGAAAGCAGATTGCCGACGAGGTCAACAAAGCTGGCCCCGAGTTTCAGCCGATCAATCCCGACAGCTTCGGCAAGATCGACCCGCTCAAGCTTCCGGCCGCCACTATGCCGCAGGTCGATCCCGAGACGCTGCGCCAGAACGAGAACGAGGAAAAGCTGCTCGCGACGGAGCGGCAGCGGCAAGCGCTGGAGCGCCAGATCCGCGACGAGGAAGCGCGCGCCGCCGCAGCCACAAACCCTGAAGACAGGACACGCGCTGAACAAGCGGCAGCCGAGGCCCGCAGCCAACTCGCGCGGGTGACAAGCACGACGCAGGTGGAAGCCTACAAGCGCATACAGGACGCCGCCGTTGAAGCCGGGCAGAAGGCGGCCGAGGCTGCTTATCAGTCAGGTGCGACACGCACCGAGATCACCCAGGCCCAGCTTGCCGCTGAACAGAAGGTCTATCAGGACGCGGCGAACAACCAGACGCTGACGGACGATCAGCGTCTGCGTGCGCGCCGCCAAGCGATGCAGATGGACATCGCGCTGATGAAGGACGGCGCGGCGCAGGGCGCGACAACGTGGCTCAGCACGCAGCAGGCGATGCTGGCCGAGGAACTGGCCGGCCTGAGCCGCCGCAACGTCTCCTCCAAGCAGCTCGAACTGGACCTGCTCAACGCCAAGGTGAATTTCTGGAGGCAGGCGGCGCAGCAGCAGGGCATCACGCTCAAGGACCAGCAGGCCGCCGAGAGGGAGTACTACAACGCCGTCCGCCAACTGCGCGAGCGCGAGCTGCGCCAGGGCGAGGCCGGCGCGCGCAAGGGTGTGCTCGACAAGCTGAGCGAACTGAACGCCCAGCAGGCGGCGGTGCGCGAGGACTTCGCCAAGACGATGGCGATCGAGCAGCAGAAGATCGCGCTGCTCACCGCCGCAGGCAGCCAGTACACGCAAAAGCTGAACGAGGAGCTTGCCAAGCGCGCGACGCTGGAGCGCCAGCACGCGACGCAGATGGTCCAGGAGGCCGAGCGGGCGTTCCGCAACCGCGTCCAGATCGATGACCAGGACATCGCACAGCGGCGCGCGCAGCTTGAGGAAGACGTCGCCGAGGACCGCATCAGCAAGGCCACGATGCTGCGGACCCTCATGGAGTTCATCGCCCGCAAGCGCGCCGCCGAGCAGGCCGATGCCCAGGCGCGCTTGCAGGGCCTCGACCAGCAGAGCGAGGCATACAAGAAGTTCGTCCGGGAACTGAGCCTCGACGAGAGCAAATGGGAGACGGAGCGCCGCCGGCTCAATCGCGAGGCGACACAGGACATCGTGCGGCAGTGGGAAACCGCGCTGTCGCCGATCACCCAGGCGATCAGCACCTCCTTCGATGGCGTCATCCAGGGCACGCAGACGGTGCAGGAGGCGTTCGCCAATATGGCGCGCAGCATCGTGCTCTCCTACGCGCGCATGGGCATCGAAGCGGCGATGAAATGGGCCGCCTCGCAGGCAGCGCAGCTTTTCTCGTTGCAGACGCATGAGGCGGCGAAGACCGCGACGGCTGCCGCCGGAGCAGCAGCACGCGGGGGCATCAGCGCGACAGAGACGGCGACCGAGAACTCATCGCTCCTGGTCCGCCTTGCCCGCTGGATCGCCACGCAGCTTGGCTTCACCAGCGCGACGACGGCTGGCGCAGGCGAGCGTGCAATCGCGATGAGCGCGGAGCAGGTTGCCGCCTTGCAGATCCAGGGGGCGGGCGCGCGGGCACAGATCGCCATGGAAGCTGCTGTGGCGGCTGCCGCTGCGTTCGCTGACAGCGCGATGCTGGGGCCGCCGGGCCTCGTCGCAGCGCCCGGCGTCTCGGCCACCACCTACGGCACGGTCATGGCCTTCCAGGCGTCAGTGCCCGCCCTGGCGGTCGGCGCGTGGAACATGCCCCGCGACATGCTGGCGCAACTGCACGCGGGCGAGATGGTGGTCCCAGCGAACTTCGCCTCTGGCCTGCGCGGCATCCTGGGCGGCAGCGGCAGCAGCGCGTCGATGAGCTACAGCCCGACGATCAACGCGGGGCCGGGGGGCGGCAGCACCATGCGCGAGCTTGGGCGGCTGCTGGCACGCTCCAATGACAGGATGCGGGACTACATGCTGGACGTGACGCGCAACGGCTCGCTGCGCCTGCCGGGGCGCTAAGCGATGGTCCAGCAGACCGGGGTCTACTGGCCTGTCGGCGCCGGGACGGTGGTCCGGCTGGAGGGCATCACTGCCAGCGGCGTCACTGTGCCCTATGCCTGCTCCGCTGATGGCAGCGTCATCGTCGGCTATGCGGTTGATGCTGGCGGCGCGAACAAGGCCGCGCGCTGGGACAGTGGCGCACTGACCCTGCTTGAGCCGATCTCAGGCGCGGATCAGGCGATCTACTGTTCCGACGACGGCACCATCATCATCGGCGGCAGCACGCTCGACGCATACAAGCTCTGCTACTGGACGAGCGGCGGGACAGTGGGGCACAGCCTGGCCCCGCTCAGCGGCGATACCGGGGTTGCCTCGCAACGCGCCCTGACGACCGGCTCTTCAGCGCGCGTCTGCTCGGCTGATGGCAGCAAGATCATCGGCGTCAGCTATCCGTCCGCAACCGGCGTGCTCTACACGTCAGGCACGCCGTCCTCGATCGGCAGCGGCAACGTCATCACGTCGATCTCGTCGGACGGATCACTGATCACGGGCACGCAGCCCAGCGGCACGCCAACAGGCGGTTTCTGGAACGGGACGTGGTACAACCTGCAAGAACAAGCGTTCACGTCGGGCAACTCCGACATCTACGGCTGCACCGCCGACGGCAGCACGATTTTCGGCACGATCGCCGATTTCGGGTTTCCGCCCGCCTATTGGGACTTGCTTTCCAGTGCCAGCACCGACCTCGCCTGGGGCACCGTCTACGGTCACATCCACGCATTCGACAGAGCGGCGAGCAACGACACCCTTCGGGGCTGGGCGGAAGACAGCAATGTCGTCATCGGTGCCTACGTCTCCGGCGGCGCTTTCGTCCCCGAGAAATGGGTGGCCGGCGTGCGCTCCGATCTGCCCCTTGGATCAGGTTGGGGTGGCGCTCTGCCGACCGGGATCTGTGGTGACGGACACATCATCGCTGCCAATACCAATGTGGGCGTCAGCCTCGGCACTGCGGGCTATTGGTCCACGTCCGGATTTACCGACACAGCACACACCCTGCCCGACCTGACGCCGAGCCTGCTGATTGGCTCGCAGGTTTACGGGATCTCGCGCGACGGCAGCGTTATCTTCGGCATCTCCTTTGAGGATACGGCGTCGCCGCCGTCGCCCCCCTCGTGCACCGCGCTCTATTCGCTTGACACCATTCCGCCCTGGCCGCCGTGAGGATCGTTGCCGATGCCGCCACCCACCTTCCCCGTGCTGCCGGGCATGGACATCGACATCATCAAACGCCCGAAGTGGAGCACTGGCCGCGCTGTCGCCGCGTCAGGGCGCGACGTGCGCGTGGCCTACTGGTCCTATCCGTTGTGGGAATGGGAGCTGAATTTCGAGTTCCTGCGCGATGGCATTTCGCCTTCGGAACTGAAGCTCCTGATCGGCTTCTTTAACGCCACCTACGGCGGCCTGACCGGCTTCCTGTTTGAAGACCCCGACGACCATGCGGTGACGGCGCAGGTCATCGGCACCGGGGATGGAACGACGCTGAGCTTCGTCATCGTCCGCACCTATGGCGGCACGGCCGGCACGAGCACGGAGCCGATCGGCTACGTGCAGGACGGCGCTCCGCTGCACGTCTATCTCGACGGCGTGCTGCAAGCCTCGGGCTATTCGATCGACACGACAAATCCCGTGGCGCAGCTTGTGACCTTCGATGCGGCCCCCGGCGCGGGCGTTGTGGTCAGCATTGACGTCCAATATTGCTATTACGTTCACTTCAAGGACGATACCAACGACTTCGAGCGGTTTTTGTGGCAGTACTATCAGGCTCGCAAGATCACGTTGGAGTCCCTGCGCCGATGAGACCCGCCAGCAACGACCTCATCGGCTTTCTGTTCCGGAAGCTCCCCTTCTGGTCGGCCGATTTGTTCACCATCGCGACAGTCGCCAATGGCACATTCCATTGGACGAGCGCAGATCGCGACATCACCGATCCCACCAGCATCCTGTTCTCATCGCTCGGCCCGCGCATCGCGCGCTCTCGCTGGTCGGTGAAGAACCAGCTCGACGTGCCGGAGATGGAGATCCGGATCGACAGCACGGGCACGGATTTGACGCTCGGCAACCTGAAGCGGCTGGCCTATCAGGGCCTCTTCGACGGCGCGACAGTGAAGCTGGAGCGCGCCTTCATGCCGAGCCCAGGGGATGTTTCACTCGGAACCGTGGTGCTGTTCTCCGGCTATGCGGGGCCTGCCGAGATCAACGCGCTTGGGATCACGCTCACCGTCAAAGGCGCGAATGTGCTGCTCCAGCAGTACATGCCACGGAACCTCTATTCGCCGACCTGCGAGCACGCGCTCTACGACCCCGGCTGCACGATGGTCCGCGCTGATTTCACCGCCAGCTATGCCGTTGGCGCGTCGCCATCCTCGCGCGTGATCCCGTGGGAGACGCCACCGGGTCACCCTGAGTATTACGCCTATGGCACGATGTCGATCACCAGCGGCGCGGGCGCGGGCCAGTTACGCACGATCGTCCAGGCCGACAGCACGGCGATCACCGTGGCCTTCCCGTTCTACACAGTCCCAGCCGAAGGCGATGCGTTCACCGCCACCTACGGCTGCTCGCGCACACGCGGTATCAACGGCGAGCCAGCGCCAAACTGCACAGAGCCGTTCGCCAACACCGACAACTTCCGCGGCTTTCCCTTCGTCCCGCCTGCGGAGTTGGCGCTGTGACCGCGCGGCTGCTGAGCCCGGAGCCGGCGATGCCGCGCCCCCGCGTGCCCATCACCGATGCCGTGGAGGCAGAGCAGCGCGCCGCCGTTATCTGCGAGGCGCTGACTTGGGTCGGAACGCCCTATCGCCAGTGCGGCGCGGTGAAAGGCGCGGGCGTGGACTGCGGGATGCTGCTCGTGCGCGTCTGGATCGAGGCCGGCGTCGTCGAGGAGTTCGATCCGCGCCCGTACCCGGCTGAATGGCATCTGCACAACCCGCAGGAGCGCTACCTGGGCTGGATGCTCCAGTGCGCGTGCAACACGAACACGCCCCAGCCCGGCGACATGGTTCTGTTCTGGTTCGGGCGGTGCTTCTCCCACGGCGCGATCCTGATCAGCGACACCCACGTCGTTCACGCGCCCGCAGAGGAAGGCCGCGTCCGCATCCTGGAGCTGAACGCCCACGAGCTAAGCTGGATGGACCACGCGCAGAAGCGCCGCCGGCCGAGGCTGTTCTTTGATCCCTGGGCGCGCTTCCGCCAGATCAGCGCAGGAGCCTGACGGGTGGCCGGGATCTTC